TTTAATATATTTTTCATCCATTTTCATCTTTTTTATTCTTTCTTTTTGTTCATCAAGCTTGTCCAGATCTATTATTAACGGAACAAAGTTTAATTCTGGTGTCAAGAAAGAAAGTTTCTTTCCTTTTACAACTATTTTTCTCATTGAACCACCAACCATAAAGTCCATAGTTATTGTCATAAATGTTTTCTCCCTATGGTTTTCCCTTTAAGAGCCAACCACAAACCAACACCACCAGCTAAAGTATAAAGTATTTTATTAAAAAAAGATATTTCAATAAAATTAAAAATCCATATCGGAAGAATTACAACAACTGCCCCAACCAAAAAGAACTTTATCCAAAAACCAGCATCTAAATCTTCAAGAAATTCTAACATATCTTCACCACCTCGTTATGATTATTAAAAATCATCTTCACCCCCTCCTTCATTGTCAAATAAATCTTCTTGTTCATCTCCTTCTTGTCCAAAATGTTCTTCTTGTTTGGTTCTTGAGAAAGCTTCATTAATTAAGAAATAAAAGCCAATACCCAACAAACCAAACCCTATTGATTTTCCCATTAAAGTTGTCCAATTAATAAATGAATATCCAGGGTATAATGTTATAACCCCTATAACAATCATTATCATAGAACCTATATGTTTAAACATCCTTAATCTTTCTTGAATTAATCCAATACTAACAAAAGCTAAAGATAGAATAATAACTACAAATTGAATTGGAAATTGTTGAAAAGGTTTACCATCTGCTGTAATAAAAATATCAAAAGTATCCAAACCAGCAAGGGTTTCATTATTACATCCCTCAATTGCTTTCATTATTCCTAATTCATTATTTTGGATTTGAGTAATTGTAATGTTTCTAAAAGAAATTTGGTTAGTCATAATAGTATTATTTATTATTAAAGTTCCTTCTGGAGATATTAGAGTTATGTTACAAGTAAAATCACTTCCACAAAAGAACCCATTATCTGAACAAGCCCTTTTCAAATCAAATTCTTTGTTAACTTGAAAAATAGGATCTACAGCAACAACTAAAGTCATCAAGAAAATTCCCAAAAATAAAATTAATAATATTTTTTTCATTATTTTATAAATTAGCAATCTTTTTAATTACAACCGTTGCACTCTCGGGAGCAACACCAAAAGTTCCATGAGTAGAAATCTGAACATCAACATCATCAGCAACAAACTGGAAAACAATCTTATCCCCATCTAAAACACTCATCAAAAAATCATGGGAAAGTTCTGTCTCAATATCTTGTTTTATAATATCTGTTTCAAAAACAGAACCGGGAATCTCTGTTCCATTTTCATAAATAACTCTACCTGCAACATCAATGTCAGAAGCACTAGGAGAAGTATCTTCAACATCAAAATCATAATGTATTTCATAAATCCCATCTTCAGAAAAAGTGAAAGTGTGATTCGTAATCCCTGCATGAACATGAGTTATACCATAAATAATATCTGTAACTTCCTGTCCAAAAGTTACATTAGCCCAAACACTAGAAGTAGTCAAAGGAATTGTTTCATTTGTATGGGAAAAAATATATTGGGGAATAAAAAGATTACTTCCATAAACTATTCCTGTAAAATTTCCATCTCCAATAACATTTAATTTATTTTGAGGGGTTAATGTTCCGATGCCGACATTACCTAAAGCATCAATAAACATTGGAACATTACTTGGATTACCATCACTTGCTCTTTGCATAAATGTAAAAGTTCCTGCAGTAGAAGCATCTGCTCCAAAAGAAATTAATCTTCCACCTGCTCCTGTCCAATCCATTTTTATAGAACTTCCTGTATTTAAAGTCTGACTTCCTGAAGACATAACTGCCCCAGCTACTTCAAGTTTTTCAAGAGGACTAGTCGTTCCAATACCAACATTTCCTGAATTATCTATATAAAACCTAGTTGTACCTGCACTTTGAGGATTTCCTCCTTTAGCATTAGACTGCCTAATTAAAAAATCTCCTTGCTCAACTTGAGTAGTCATAATTGCCCAGTTACGAGCAGAGGCAACTCCAGCACTAGTATATAATCTTAAAATGGGAGCATTTGTTGAAGTTATTGTTATTCCTAAATTATTTCCAGCACCTATGTGCAAAACATCTAGTGGATTAGCTGTCCCAATCCCAACCCCTGTAGCATCAACAGTCATCTTTGTGCTGTTGTTAATAGATGTTCTAATAGAATCCCCTGACTTAAAGAAACCTGTATTAGTATCATTAAATTTTAAAGCAGGCGATGCCTGTGAGCCGTCACTGACTATTTTTATATGATGGGACTGTAATTCATTTGTTGCGCTATTCCAGAATAAGTTGAAGTTGTCCTCTGCTAAATTTGTTCCATCAGAGAAGATAACAGAGCCGGAAGTTATGCTCGTCGGAAAACTCTCGACTTCTTTAGAATCAACATATTCTTTATTAACCAAATCCTTATCATCAACAGGCGCTGCTCTTTTTATGCTTCTGACATGGTCGCCGGAAGTGTTAGGAAGTATCATCTCTGAGCCGGCTATGTCTGAGGTCTTGCCCATAGCTTTGAGCACTCTCTTTGCTCTCTTTGCTGTTTCTCTGCTCATCCTATGCCTTTCCTTTCTTTTCTTGTAACTTGGGTCTTGACGCCCAGCAAACCCTCAGGGCGAAGCCCCATTTCTACACCTACCTCCGGAGTGTCTGCTATGTATTTAGTCTTAAGCTCTTTTCTTTTATTCTCTACATAGGTCATATAGATATTAAAAGAGAAATAGTATTTAAACTTTACGCTGCTTTGATAATAACTGCATGACCTACGCCTACTGATACCGAGATAGAAATATCATCTGCAACTACCGGGGAGCCTGTCATGAATGCCATCCTGGAGCTGAATTCGCTGTATGCGTTTGTTAATTTTAGTGAAGCTCCCGCAGTTCCATTCTCTCCGGCAACGCTGTCAATATAATCATCTTTCATGTCCCACCAATTTGTTAAATCTCCGCTTGTTCCTGTGATGTCGTCCGGAGCTTTCCCGTCGTAATCATTATCAACCTGCGATTCTGTCAGTGCAACGTCCCAATATTTTACGTCTGAAATTGCTCCTTTCATTTCTTTAGTCTGTCCTGCTGCGCCTGCTTCTTCTGCTGCTCCAATGCTTGCGTCGTCTATTAATGCTAAATCAACAAACCAGGTTCCGTTGTCTGATTCGTCTGTTGCAGTTAGGTCCTTTAATTTCCCATCAACATATATTCTGGGGGCGTGCAGTGTTGCGTCCTGAGTTACTGCGATATGGTGCCATCTGTGCGCTGTAATTACAACATCTGTAGTTGAGTGGTCGCACTTCAGAGCTGTTGCATCATTTATCCCAATTCTTATTTTCCCTGCTTTGACGCTTAAAGTGATAAATTCAACTGCTGCTGTATCTCCTGCTGAAACAATGCCGTAATCTCCTGTTATGTCAGGTATGTTTATCCACGCTGTGATAGTTCCCTCTGTATCGCCAGCTGCTACTCTTGCAACAGCCCATGCGTCTATCAATAATGCTTCGTCTGCTGTTGCTATCAATTTGACTGCTGCCCTGGCTGGGCTTAAGTTTCCTGCAACGTGATACATATCTCCGTTTGCCATTTTAAGTTCTTAGAATAATGCCTGCATCTTCCATGGCGTCTATTAAGTGGTTGATTGCGACAAAATAGTTTGTGTCACCCCCGCCGCTTCCGCTGTCTGTAGTAGTAGAATCTGCAATGGCCGGCTCTGTTGGCTCATCCCTTTGGTTTCTGCTCATCTTGTTGTAAGCCCCTCTGCCTGTTCTTTATTTTCTTCGTCTTCTTCCCCCAAACTAGGAAACATCTTTAAGAGAACTTTTGCCTGTCTTGCTTTCTTTGGCGCTATTTCTAAATAGTGCTTATACAGGTTAATATTATTTTGTGACGGCTCTGCCATGATTATGATTAAACTGTGACGGTATCTAAGATGTGAACTGCTCTTGGGTCTGTTAGCAATGCTTTGCCCTCTTCCCAAATTCTTATTTTCTTTCCGATACCTGGCTCATCAATAACTACAGAAGTTAGCGGCATGAAATCCTTATAAGATATTGCTCTTTTTGGAACAAAAGTAACAACCCAGTCTGTAGTTGCGTTTTCACTTACTACAATCTGTAATCCCAATAGTCCCATAACAACTCCATCTTTGATTCTTGCTGTTGCGAAGTCTGGTATGCTTGAGCCTTTAATGTTGATTAGGAATATTAATAAATGCTTGTGTTCAATAGAGTTCATCAGGCAAATACCACCCTCTGGATTATATCCTGATTGCCTTATCTCCATCTTTGCATTAAGCAAGTCTGTTACCGGGTCAGCTGTTGCAGTTACATTCCATTTAGCTACTGCTGTTGTTGAATTTACATTTGTTGGATTAGGAACTCCTGTGGTTGTTGCTTCTGTCAGGACGTCATATATTTCCCTGTCCACTTTTGCTACTACAGACTCAACTAAGTCCCTGACATTTCCTGCCAGGACATCAACATCATTGTCTTTGATATCTTCCATTGAAATCAATGGAGATTCAACAAAGAACTTTTTAATATGAGAAGTCTGCCTTTCCCATTTCTGCTCTACAACGAAAGGTCTTGCTTTGAATGAAGTATTGGCTATCCTTGAAGTTGTTACTCCCTGAGTTGTTGGTGTGTCTAGTGCGTTTTCTGCTGTTGCCAGGGTTAATCCTTTTCTATACCATCTTATCTCTCTTGCTTTTGTTTTTGAAACAGCTGCGAATTTCTTGAATACATGGGCTTCCTCTCCGAAACCTTTGGCTAGCTTGTCAATATCTATTCCCCGTATGTCTGCTTCTGCTGAGCCGTCGTATACCATTTATCCCGCTCTCCCCAATTCCATCAAAAAGAACTCTGTATCTGCTGCGGTTTCCAGGGCCACTCCGTAATTGTAGCCCAAATCATTATCGTTTGCAGTTGTATTTTTGAAGTTATTTAAGGCCACTATGCCAACAGGAAGCCCTACTGTGACGCCGCCTGCTCCTGCTTCAACTTTGAATATTCCCCCTCTGTAAACTGCTATCTGTAGCTTTCCATCGCCTGAGATTTTCTCTTCTGCTGCAATCCCGCCGAATAAATCATTATCTGCTGAGCTTGCTGAGACTGTATAAGGTGTAGCTAATTTTAGAATTGTCCCTTTTGGGATTGCTGCATCTGCGCATGTCATCATGATGGGTAATTCTGTCTCAATCATCAATACTGCGACTGTGTTTGCTCCCATAATTATACCTTTTTCTTTGAAGTATTTAAAGTTTTCTCTTTTTCTATCATTTCGTCTGCTTTTATCACTATTGCTTCATTGATTACTATTTCCCTTTTGGCCTGCTCTATGTCCAGCTCTACCTTTTCCTTTATGCCTGTCCAGGCTGCTTCTTCCTTGGTCCCTATTTTAATCCCTAAGTCTTTAGGCTTCTGGGGGGGTTTGTTCAACATCATTTGCCATTACTCTCTTTGAATATTCTCCTGGCGTCTCTTCCTTTTTCGGTGTGCCTGCTTCTGCTGTGCCGCCTAGCTTTGTCTCGACTGCCTGTGCCTGCTGCCTGTCCAGGAGATTCTTCTGCTCTTCGTTCGCTGCCTCTATCCTCATTGCTGCTGCATTTGCCCTTGTGATCAAATCTTCTGGTTTGCTTGCTGCTGCCTGCGCCGCTTTGTCTTTTTCGGCTGCTGCTTTTTTCTTTTCTGCTTCTTTTACATCAGCTTCTATTTTTTTTGCTTCTTCGGTTTCTTCTGGTGTCATGTTTTACCTCGTAAAGTTTTTTACAATAGCCCAAAATTCAAATTGCTGGGTCTGTTATCATTAGCAATCTTCTGCTTTGTCTTGGCGTATGCACTCCAAAAATCCGCTATGGCTTGCCTGTCTTCTGCTTCTTCTTCCCTGTTCTTTGCAGCTTGCTTCGCCCAGAAATCCGCATCTGCATTCCTGGCTTTTTTTTCTTCTTTCCTATCTGCCGCTTTCGCTGCTGCTCTTGCTTCTCTTTCCTCTTCTGCAAATTTCTTTTCTTCCTCTAATCTAAAAATAGTAGTTGCTCTGAACATTTCATCTTTTTCAATCGCATTCTGTTTTCTTACTTCGTCGTCTGTCTGTCCAGTTTCAATTTTGACAATTTCGTCCTTTAGTATTTTATCGTTGATTTTCCATTGAGCTTGCAATGCCTTTGCTTTTTGTCCGAACGCAAAAGCTATATTTGCATAGGGTATTAATCTCTGCACTGTTTCCCATCCGGTTATGTCAAATATTTCTTCCTGTGTTCTGGTTGTTTCTTTTATAATTTCAAGGTCTCCTGTATTTACTGCTTTCTGAACATTAAAAATCATGCCTTCCTTGGCTTCTCCAAGAGCCCACTCACTCCAAGGGTATGTGCCGATTGTTCCTGCTATTGCTGCGTATTTCAATACTGTCCATCCTTTTGACGCTGCAACATTAGACAACAAGCTCGCTGTCAGTTTTGCTGTTTTAGTGTTGCTGACAAATTCCGTTCCTTTTCTTACCAATAATCCTGTTGGTGACCTTGCCAGCTTTGTTATTGGTATTCCCCCTGTCAATTTTGTTATTCCTGCTTTTATTCCTCCTGCAAGTCCTGTTAAAATCAACGCTGATACATACGGGGCATTAGTGATATACTCTGCCGCTGTATTAAAAACTTTGCTGCCTGTCGTCGCTATAATCTTGTCTTCTGATAATGGATTCAATGCTATCCCTAAAACATCTATGACATTTGAAAATCCTTTAGGCTTTTCTTCTGCTTCTCTTGTTGCTCTTGCAGCTGCGAATTTTTCATCTAATGTTGTTGTTGGCTTTGCTGCTGGCTGAGCTGCTTTCTGTGCTGCTGTCTCTACTCTTGCCTGTTGTTCTGCAAACTGCTTTGTTTTTATATCTGTTTCTCTTTCTTTTGCTCTTGACCTCTTGCTAAGACCCTCCCTTCTTTTTCTTAATTTTTCCTGCGTCTTCCTAGTCCTTTCTCTTGACGCTGCTACATTTTCCCTGGTTAGTGGTTTGTGCACCATTACAATTTCCTCTTCATTACTTCCGTAAAGATTGCCAGAGCTTTTGTATTGTTCTCTACGACCTCTGCTAGTTTCTTTTCCCTTTCATCCTGTTTTTTCATGAGCCTTTGATTCTGAACTATCAGCACTAGCGCCAGTATTCCTACTCCGCCATATCCGTATAGTGCTTCTTCAATCATGTTTTTCCCTCTAGCTCTTCTTTTTCATCGTTGGGTTGAGCTGCGGCTTCTATTGGCTCTTCTTCAACCACGTCAGTTTCCGTCGGTGTATCACTTACTGCGTCTGTTTGCAATGATGCTGGGAATGTTAACCTTATCTCCAAATTCAGCTGGATTAAAACCTGCTCCTCGACATAAAGCTGGTCTGCCTTTACGCTCTGCTCGTATGCCAAATATGTTATTTTTCCGCTGGCGTCTGTAAATTCTTTTGCGTTTCCCTGAATTATCTGCGGAACATTAACAGCCTGGAAAAAGTAGTCATTCAGCTTGTCAATCCATGTGATAGGGTTTAGTGTTGCATTTGTTGGCACTGCTATGACATCCATCTCAACTGCTCCCAGGGGAATATAAATATTTTCTCCGGCTGCGTTTGCCGCATCTTCTTTTCTTTTGAAGTCTGCTATTTTTGCTTTGTCGTCGGTATCTAGTGAATATTTAAATCTTGGTATAACGTGCCTGTGCATGAGCTTTCTCATGTCTGTCATGGCTTCATTTCTTGCATCTATAATCCACTTGACAGAATCAACCAATCTTGTGCCGTGTATCTCATCCGCTATTCTTTCATGGCTCAGGTGGAATATTTGTGAGGGCTCGTATTTTCTGCTTACTTTCTTCCAAAACTCAAACCATTTTCTATTCGTTGTCTGCTCGTATCTCTTTATTCTTCCCTGCCTGTTTTGCACTATGATAATATTTTCAGGGTTTAATGGCTTTAAGTTTATTAATATTCCCTCATCATCCCGGATGATTTCTGCGAATGAATCTTTGCTTATCGTCTTTACTATAATCATATTTTTTAGAATTGAATTGAAAGAATCTTTGCCGTTTCCTCTTATTGTTTCCAGCAATAATGTTGTCTGCTCATTTGCGTCATATCCTGCCCCTACGTTCCATGTTGCCTTTGTGTTTATTGCTACCCTATACTCCGGAATCTTCTTGTAATATCCGTAATCTGTCGTCCAGTCTGCATTTTGGTATCTTGTTTCTTCCTGGTCCGTTGCCCCGTCTGTGCTCGCTGCATCTACTGAGAATGATGTTTCTGCATCTTTCAGATTTGATGCTACTGCGTTTGCTATATCTCGTTCTCCCATTTCTTTATTCTTTAACCCTCATCACAATTCCAAGGAAATCTCCATCATTTCCAAGAGTGTCTAATCCATCATCTGCCAACCTTGTGATTTGAATTCCTAAAATATCTCCTGCCTTAAACGATTTTCCAGATGTGGTCCATGCAATCTTTTGTAGTTTATCTGTTGATGTTTTTGTATCTATCAGGCTAGTTCCAGAGTTTTGATCTGCTGGCTGTCCCATAGCACCTTCCTCGCTTGCCCATTGTATTTCAAGCTGCCAGTAAACATTTCCTGATGCTGCCCAGGGACTCGACCACAAAACTTCAAAAATAAGTTGCTGCCCATCCCAATTATCCGGAATAACAAATCTTGCTCCAGATGCTCCCTCATTCTCGGCTGCATCAAAATTGATTGCATTAAAGAAATTGTTTCCACTTCTGCCTCCATCTGTGCTTGTGAAGTCACTGGGTCGTATAAAAATCAGAGATTTATTCTCTATAAAATATTTATTAATTTTATCATTTTCTGAAGCTCTTAAGCCTTGTCCAGTACCACTTGATGTCGGAAATAAGTTACCTGCAAAATTTAAAACCATTGTTTCACCGCAAACATTTTATTTAAATTTGGAATTTCTGTTTGTCTTCTGCTCTCGAATGTAGTCGCTAATCCCATCCTCAGCTCGTCATCCCCTACGTTTGTGCCCATGTGCATTATCCAGCCC